AGTTCTAGTGAGTACTCAGCTTTCAACGCACGAGACTTAGCAGTAACGCTAACTTTCTCGATGGAGAATGCCATCTCACGGAAGTCGTTAGAAGTTGTATTATCTCCTAACTTTTCAAGATCTTGTGTCTTGAAACCTTGTCCAACGCCATATGCATTGTCTGCACCACCGTTCAAGATACTTGGGTTAGTACCTGACTGAGCAGTTGTACCAAAACCAACGCTTGTACCACCGTCAGTAGCCCCTGTGTAATCACCTTGTGCAAGTGATGCAGCAGAGTTCTGAGCAGAGAACGCTGAATCTGGTTCGTTGAATAATGCTTCTGTTCCGTTCTGGTTGTCGTACTTAGATCTCATTGCGAAGATCAAACCAGTTGGTCCGTTCATTGGCTGAACACCAGCAAGGTCGTAAGCGACCAAGTTAGGCATTGCACGACGGATCAAGCTGATCAGTACGGGATCGAAACCAGCAACAGGACCACCAGTAGCAGCAGAACCAGAGAAACCTGGGTTGCCTGTACCTGATGGATCAGTGTTTACTGTAGGAGGAGCTTCTGATAAGAATGCTCTCTCTTCTCTTAAAAATCTTTCTTGGTTTTCTAGAAGTTGGGCGGTAACTGCCTTCCTGTGGTTGTCCTTGATGTTATCAAGTCCTTCTGCCTCTAGGAGGGGAGCCCATTTCTTCTGGAGTTGTCCAGAGTTAAACATGAGTTTTTTTACTTAGGGTTAAGGTTGAAGTAATTTATTGGAACTTATGAAGTGCCTGAAGATACTGTCCCATTACTGGGCTTACGTCTTCGTTGATAGAAGTCTCTTCAGTGACTTCTTGGGACTCATCTACTTTCTTAGGAGTAAAATATGACTCCTTAAGAGTATTGAGTTTTTCCCTGTATTGTTCTTCACTCTCAAACTCAACACCTTTAGCTAGTTCAGCAAGCTTCTCCTTTTGGGATAATGCTAGACCTGCACTTGCTTCGTCAAGGATGTTATCGGAGACAGATACTGATAACCGTTGGGTCAAAACAACGTTGCTATCAATCTGTTCGTTGAGTTTCGTCTCCATTTCATCTAGTTTAGTGACCATTGCCTCTAATACATCATATTTATCTTCAGGGATTGAAACATAATGTTCTTCAAAAAGACCTTTGAGGCCAGTCATAAAGGACTCAGAGAGTTCCCCTCTGATTCCCGACTCTACCTGAAGAGCATTCTCTTCGATCCACTCAGTTGAAACATAGTGGAGGTAGCCGTCTACTCGTTCTTGAAGAGAAGACTTCCACTCAGACATCTGTTCTTCGATGCTGGCTTCGTACTTCTTCTCAAGCGATTCTTTTAATGAAGCAATCTTCGACTTAATAGTCGCTTCAAAGATTGTCTTCGCTTTCTCTTGGAAAGAGTCGGAGAGTTCTTCGCCTTCAAACAATGCTTTCACATCGTCAGTAAGGTCGATAGTTTCATCTTCCTGAAATGTCTCTTTCTCTTCTACGGGCTGTTCTGCAACGACTTCTGCATTCTCGTCTGCTTCGACTTCTGCTTCTTCGTTAGCACCTCTACCGTAACCACTGGACTTAAGTCCAACAGCTCCTAGAGGACCATCTTGTTGAACAGTACCTGCAGTACCTTTTGTTTGTACATCTCCAGTCTGAGCAAACTTAGCATTAGGTGTTTTTAACTTATTGCTGTTGTCAGTTGGTTTAGAGTTCTGAGGTGTAGGTCCACCTAGATCTTCGATGGGTGCGTTATCGGGTACATAATTTGGAGTAGCCTGTTTTGGTTCTGCTGGTTTTGCACCTTTAGTAACCTGGTTATCCATCTCATGTAGTTCGCCTTTATTAGAAGCTGCCATTTTTACCAGTCCGTAGTTCCTTAAGAATTTACTGTTATTATTTATAGATTATAGATCCTGTAAGAACTTTTGGAAAAGCGCAAGCTTATGTTCCTCAAGTTTTTTCTGATCTACGAGGGTATTTATTGTCTTTTTAATTTCAGAAACATTCTTCTCACGAAGTACTGCTCCTTCCCATACCCATTCTTTTCCTTCCATGACACCATCTACAAATGCATCAGGTGCTGAAGGGTCTGCTACTATGTCAGCAGCAGTTGCCAACATGAAGTCTTCTCCAACATAAGAGATACCTTCTTGTTGTGTGATTGATCCCATTCCTCTAGATGAAACACCTAGTTTGACACCATCAGCAAGAAGCGATTGTGCTATCTTACCCATAGGTGTTGAAAGGATCTGTGCTTTACCTACAAAATTGTTTCCTTCTTGTGTGAGAGAAACGATCTTATGTGATACACGATCTAGGTTGATCTGTGGACCGTCGGGATGACCCAACTCTCCCAGAGCACGACCTTTAGATACAAACTCATCACTATATCTCTTGACCTCTTTCATCATAGTGGCAATAGGATAGCAACGCTTATTGCGATTGACTACCTCAGCCTGTAGAAATGGTCCTTGAATATAGAGAGTTTTCTTGCCGTCCTTTTCCTCGGTAAGAATATCTACTGATTCAATTTCTTCAGAAATTAACTTCATCCTATGCCTACCTCGTGTAAGTGCAATGTACATCCTGAGGCTGTCTCAGGTGCTAGTCTAAAGATCACTGACTTAGATATAAATGCAGTACCAGTAAAGTCTGCAGTGGAAGAACTGTTTGCAGTTACCGTAACAGTCTGTTGATAATCATTCCACTGTTGTGGAGATGAAACAGCAGTAATTGGTACGTGTGCAATTAGTGTGTTCCAAGCACCGACTGCTGCACCACTCATGGTTACATAGTCGCCTACTCTTAATTTACTGTCTGGATGATTCAAAGTTAGAACTGTTGAAGTTCCTTTTGCTGCAGCAGTAACGGTCCCCCTTGCAGGGTGTCCATAACGATAAAGGAAATTATCTCCTTTACATACATGGAAAGATCCTATACCTGCTTCGTTTGCAGTATTGCATACGGCAATATGACCAGCAGCTTTATCATCTGAACATACAACATACACTACTCCAGTCTGTATGGTCTTAGCTCCAGTGACTGCAGATGTTGCATTAGCACTAGATAACTCACCATGATCAGTGACTAGTGACAGAGGTTGTGATGCACTCATTCTTTTTCCTGTTCGGGTTCTTGATCTTGGGTTTCAACTTCAGCGTTAACCTCTGGTTCGTTTCCATCACCTACTTCAGGTAAAGGATCTCCTTCCTCAGGTTCGCCACCAAATATACCAGCAGCAATTTGTGGAGTTATTTTCTCCACTTCGCCAGCTGATTTTGCATACAGCATATCTTTCAAAGCATCAGATACTTCCGAAGAGGATGCATCTTGAGCAATCATATCTATTAGTTCAGCAGAATCCATAATTTATAAAACGCTATGAGTTATTTATATCTTGGCTTTCTTGATATCCAGTTGTGGTGCGGAAGTCTTCGACTTACCTTTGGATCCAGTAGTATCTGGTTTAGATGTAGGACTACTTTGAGCAGCACTTTGTGCTCCTATCTCAGCGTCAATAGCACCTTGCATTAGTTGGTTTTGAGTATCAATAGGTACACCATATCCTACTTCATTTTCCTCTGCCATCTCCTGTGCCATTTCTTCTATCTCCTCATCAGTCTGACGTAATACCTTACGCTTCACATAATCTCTTGAATAATATGTGCCGATGTATGGTTCAATAGCAACCATAATATTGAGACGTTCAGTCATCAACTCATGGTCTTTCAGTTCAGCAAAGTGATTGTCATAAAGGAAATCAAACTGAATATGTTCAGTCATCTTATCCCAATCTTCTGGGGTGACAATGTTCTTTAGAATCAACTGAGTTTTCAGCATGTCTAAGAACAATGCACTAAATCTCTTTCTCAAACGACCAACGAACTTACTGAACATTAGTTCGTCACGTAAGATCTCAGATGATCTACCTAAATTGAATCCACTGTCAGTACCAGAGATTCTAGACTCAGGTACATTCAACGCTCTATATAACTTCCTCTGGAAATACTCGATGTCCTTGAGTTCTCCTAAGTTCTGTCCACCAGGTAGTGTAGAGATTTCAGTTCCTCTACCACCTTCACGTCTAGGTAACCAGAAGTCCTCTAGCATAGACATGAACTTCTTATCATCCTTGATCTCACCAGTGTTAGCATCGTAAACTAACTTGTTACGATACCTCATCATGACATCACGGAGGTATTGTTCTGCCTTTACTTTAGGTAGATTACCAACGTCAATATAGAATATTCTTCTTTCAGGTGCTCTTGACAATCTGTAGATAACGAGAGAGTCCTCGATCATACGTAACTGGTTTAGACCTTTGATTGCCTTATGTAAGTAAGACAGTGTGATCTTCTTATTACGATCTACTAGTCCAGAGTGTACGTGTGTGATTGCATCCTTAGCAATCTTTACACCTTTACCTGCTACAGATCCAAACTTCTGTGCCATACCTTGTGGGTAGTAGGTATAGAATTCAACGATCTTAGCGTCTTTGTTTATAGTTGTTTCACCAGAATAAGGCATAACAGGTATACCCTCTGCTCCTTTAGCACCCCTTTCATTCTTAGGTTGTATCCTCATCAACTTGAGTTTTAGAGAATCAATATATCTAATCTCCTTTATACCTTCGTCTGGTTTCTTGAGGTCAATAACTTTATGGTAATATAATCGACCATCAACATACCAGTTTCTAAAAATTTCGTGAGACTTCTTATCGAAGTCCATAATGTCTTTGATATACTTGAACTCATCTCTAACAACCTTCTTTAGGTTGTCACTTACATTCAAATTATCTAAATCTATTTCTACAGGTGAATCGTTTTGATCAGAAACAATCGCTTCGTTTACAACATGTTCAATTGCGG